AAAAGATCATGATAGAAAAGATCATGATAGAAAAGATCATGATAGAAAAGATCATGATTTAACGAATACTTCAGGATCTCCTCCGTCAATTTTGCCAAAGCAAGATTTAGCTACAAATAAGATTCTTTATTATTTTAGACATCCTGAAGAAACACCACCACCCATAATTAAAAATATGGTTAAATTGCTTCAGCTTATGAAAGAAGATGAAGAAAACCCTAAGGAAGACGAAAGTTCGGATATCTTTTACTCATCTGACGAGTCTGTAGAAGATAGTTCTGATGAGGAAGAAGAGAAGACTTTACACGTGAAAAGTTCTACACCACTTGGACGAAGTAACATGATCTCTTTAACAAAACATGGTCTACGTTTTCCCAATGGATATTTTAGTCATTTCTTATTACAGCATGTAGAAGCTGCAGTAGTTCAGCCTACCGGATCAGGAAAATCGTTACATGTTATTCTTAGAGATCATGATGATTTAAAAATAAGTCTTCCTATAGGATTTGACGCTAATACTGTTTTGACAGCAATAGAACAATGGATAAGTATGTATAAAAAGATCCTAAAATAGAGTATTCTAGCTAATATTAGCTATAAAGATTAAAATATATAATTTTATATATTTATTGGTAACTCTTACACATGGGTAGATCAGTGGCTAAAGTTAATAAGATGACCCACCTTCTTGTTCGTACATCTGTCTCCGTGCCAGCACTTCTTCGACGGGAATACAACGTTCTTCCTTCCAACAGCATAGGTCTTGATGATAAGACTCGGATAGTCCTCATCTCCACGGAGATGCCTTACGTAGACATCAGCATAGCAGGTCGGGATTCCGCGTTTGGGGACGAGGTAGCGCTCATTGAAGCTCAAGTATTGATAACGTCCTTCATCTCGCACCTTGTTGTGCGCAGTCTTACAAGACTCGTCACGGTGGTTTGAGTAATTCACAAAAGACACTTCAAAGTCGTAAGTACCATCTTTGAACTTCTTAGAGTGGGTCACTGGACCAATAAACTGGTCCTCCCCTTCTTGGTACAATATAGTCACACCCGGCTTGGGACGATAGCGAAAGTCCCATTCGCGAATCTTCTTATCTTTTTGGCGTCGAAGTCTCTCTCTTTCCTCTCTCAGCCGTTGCTTTTCTGCCAACAGCCTCTTTTCCTCAGCAGCCAAAACCGCCATCTTTTCCACAAGAGCTTTCTTAGTTCTGGGCATGATCAAAAACGAATAAGGTTGTAAAGTTATTAAAAGGTAAGCATTGTAAAAAAAATCAATTTTTCACATGAGAAGATATCTCAGGGAAATAAACTTACATTAAATATTAAAACTGGAGATGACCGTATAGTACCTATTGACATTTATATGTAAACAATTACATATAAATAAACATTTTAAACTCTATCATACAAAATATTCTAATAATACGAATCCAGAAGCTCCATCCCCACCATAAGCAAGAGAGTTTATCTGACCCCCAATTCCCCCTCCACCACCACCTCCATAAATACCAACAGAAGTTTCACCATCACCCGCTGGATCAGAAGGTGTGGATGTCTTTCCTCCTACACCTCCACCTAACCCACCCCCACCACCCCTCCAGCGAAACGATTGGTAGAGGAGCCGCCTATTCCACCTCCCCCTCCCCCATTTCCACCATCATTTGACAAACCATTTTCACCATCCCCTGCTAAAAACCCAATCCCACCAATGCCACCACCGGATCCCATGAGAGGCTCGCCGCCACCACCACCACCGGCCGATCCATTACCTCCTCGTCCGCCGGAATTTGGTGTTCCTCCACCTCCTCCACCTCCTCCACCAGCTATAAGGCTAAAAGAATCAATATCAACTCTACTTTCTTCTCCTGGTAATCCGGGGAACCCATTACCACTCCCCGGCTGCGGCGCTAACATTTTACTCCCTATTCCACCAGAACCTACTTTTATAAAAACACTAGACCCACCAATAACGCTAACACTGTAATTAGTTATAATTTTTCCACTGCCTCCACCTCCACCTCCACCTCCACCTGGTATTCTATCCCTTCCTCCCGAACCTCCTCCACCTCCTCCACCTTGAAGTGATATATAAACATTTGTCACTGTAGATGGTAAAATAAAATTTAATAACGGTAAAATCTTTTAGCTCCATAAGATGAATGATTTGTTTTCATATCTCTTCCTTTTTCCATTTTGTAATATATATGTTCGCTATCACCAGCAATTGTATAATAAATTCTTTTTATATTGCATTTTTGTAGAGTTCTTAGACAGTGTTTACATGGTTTAGAAAATTTTATTTCTTCAGAAACTTTTCTTATAATATAAATATCTGTATTTCTTGTATCTATAATGTTAGCCTTTATCATATAAAACCCGCCGTTTTAGATATTTAGATTTCTCAGTACTTATCAAATTATTCAAACAATCAATCTCTGCATGTGTAGAACATACATTGTTTTTCATTATACGGGTTCGAGATATCTCAGGGAAATTTGGTGTTATACTATTGGGTATGGGTTGGGGATGTATAGTGGGTGGATTATTACAAAGGCATATTATCATCATTAATCCCCAAGCCCTTGAAATATGAGAAGTATTATAGATGTCTAAAATGTAAGTAATATGCGTATAATTATACGCATATTAATATTATAGAATGAGCTTATAGGTATTTAGCGGTGGTAAACTTCTTTAATCTTTGTTTTAAATACCGTTGGTCTCTTAGTACCACATAGACTACTATTTATACAGCTAAGACCATCACTATTAAATCCTCGCAAATCTGGCATTTTTTGCCTTGTATTCAGGCTTGATGGGGGTAAAGTATTGGCATTACCAGGAGCGGAGCCAGCTAAATTACAATGACCTAGAGTAGACCCATTACGAAAACTACCACTTGTGAAACGACAACTATTAGAGGACGAATTTGAAGGCAGATCGCGGAATCCACCAACCCGATTTCCAGTGTAGTCACGTATACTTCCTATTCTTCCACAACTAGCTTCTCCAAGACCACATCTAGTAGTATCACCTAACCTAGAATTGTTTAAATTAAGAGTAGATGGCGTATTATGACATCTACCTCCTACACAATTGCCGGATAAACATTGTTTATCCACACCACAAACACTACTGATACCTCCGAGGACATCTTCATCCAAATAATCTGGATTGGTTGATAGGGATGAGCAGGAACTCACACGTCCTAAATAACGATCTTCGCCACATGAATCGTGGCTATGTGCCAAATCACCGCCTGCATGACTATGACAAAATATATTCCCACAACGATCCAGATGCAGATGAGATTCTGTAGATCCTGGATAGGCCCCGGAAGTTAAAGGATCATGGCTTGGATCCATACCGCAACTAAGATTTACACCACATCCAACAAGATTAGAAGAACCACATGTTTGAGTATATGAACCGTCAAAAGGTTGAGTTGTACTTAAAATTTGTGAAGTTGTAGGAATACAACCTCCTTTACATTTGGTAGTGCGTGTGATACGATCTCGCTTATAGCATTTACGTTTCTTAGGATACTTTTTCTTGCGTTTATGACACCTTTTTTGATGGCTCTTTTTGCACTTGGACATTTGTAATATAACAAAAAATAATTGGTTGAACAATTCCTTACTATCTTGTAAAAATGGGCAATCTCATTACAAGCGCGCAAAGCGAATCTGCGGATATTGGAGTATGGGACATGATTACGTATTTAGTGAAACGATATATCGTTTCAAAAGTGGAAAACGACGAATTCCTATGTCAATATCTATTGAATAACAACCAAACAATATCGATGCTACAATACAGTCAACGAGCTATTACGTTCGACCCCCTTCCAAGTCGTATAACTTATCGTTCAAGATCAGATAACTCACTCAGCGAATATGATACTTCACCTAAATATGATACTTCACCTAAATATGATACTCCACCACAAATTGTAGAATATATTTCAGAGGAATCAGAAGACAGTGAGGAATATGAAAGCGAGGAACCTAAAATAGACCGTGAGTTAAGTTTATATTCCGCCTATTATGATGCTATATCCCAAAAACAGCGAGTTTAATTTATACATTTATCTAATGTATAATACTTATATTAAATAGATATATTTACTTCCTTTTACAATTTTTGGATCGGTGATATTTCCCGGAACTTGAGTTATGATGGGTTTTAGTCCTTGAACGAGGTGTTTCAGCCCTTAATTCCATTAATCCAAAGGCTAAATTATCAAGTGCTAATTTACCCTTTTCTATAGTTTCTTGATCCACAGCATCTTTTAGCATTTGATCCCATCCTTGGATTCGGTCTCCAATATCTCCTGCACGAGCTTCTATAGAAGCGAACTTAGACTCAATGCTATCTACCTTTTCCTTAATAGGTATAATAACTTTCTTTTGAAGTGTTCTAGACAAATCATCTAAAGCAAACACAACGGCTATAATTGCAATTAAGATCAAGATTAATATAGCTAATATCCACACTGTATAGTTTCCCTCATAATGTGCAAACTCATAGTCATTCTCCATTTATGTAATAAATATATAAAATAATCATTTTATCTACGAACTAAAATAACAATATTATAGAATAATCATGCTATCTATACCAAATAATGCCATTGATCAAAACCCCAAAACCGAAACCATAGATCAAGATATAATAGATCAAGATATAATAGATCAAGATATAATAGATCAAGATATAATAGATCAAGATATAATAGATCAAGATATAATAGATCAAGATATAATAGATCAAGATATAATAGATCAAGGTATATCAGGTGAAAAAACGGTACTTTTACAGCAACACCAAGAAATTCAACAGCGTCTAGACAGATATTGCGATCTTTTTAGCGATATTGCAGATAGTGGTTTGGACGATGCAAGTTCAGAACCCATAGACATTTTTAGAGAACTTGCGCTTCTCAAAGATGTTTTACGAAATACCACTACCGATTTGTGTTTTTGTGAACGTGAAAATGTATGTCAGTGTAAGGATTGTAACGAATGCGATTGCGATGCGGAAGATTATTATACAGTTTGTGGAATGGAGGTTATTGAAGGTTCTAATAGTAATATGACCTTTGAATTTTCCACACCATCCGTAGTAGACATCGCAAGATTAAAGAATGTGCGGTTCTTTACTTTAGATAAAGAAACCGACGATGAAGAATGGGTAATGGATTTGATCAAGTCCGTTGAGAAAAGGAAGAAAAAGAAAGTCGTGTGCAAATACTCCCTAAAAACCAAAAGTTGGTGTTCAGGAAGTGGGTATATCCACTACGAAATCTTTGACATTCCACATTTGCGAGGTAAAAGGATCCAAATCAAGATTGATTACCTCCAATATCACAAAACAGACGAATAAGTGTTTTTATTGTTTATATCACAATAAAAACGCATATAGATGGTATTAGGGGTATAATTCATCTCGGGTGAACCATATATAACGTATGTCATCAATGATGGGCTTCTTGAAAAGGGCTTCAAAAAACTTCTCCCACATGGCTTCATCTGTCAATTTTCCCATCAGTAGTTCGGACCTTGTCTCCCAGTTGCTCTGGTCGGAAATATATTCACTAAACTTGCGAGGCAGGGACATATTCCGGGCTATATTTTCGGCAAATTGGCCAAGCACAAGCCTATTTTCAAACGCCTTATCTGCATTTCCGGGTGATTCAAAGGTTTGTCTCCAGCTCTCAAAAGTTCCACTTGGTGTAATCATTTCAAATATAACTAAACTATAATGAAAATTCATTTTCTTCCCCAGATCTTAAAAATACATATTTTCTCAAAAATATGTATGGAATTTTTACTTGATGCATATGGAGAACCATCTTGACTTACCGTCAATTATTGCTTTGACAACGTTTTCATGAGTATTGTAATCGTTGTGAATTGTTTCCCAGACTCCCGAGCTAAAACAAATTCGAGTTGTCATACCTTTTCTTTCAACAGCTACAACGTCTTCGCTTCGAAAGAAAATATAATTGCTTGCAAAATTCGGGTATTTTTCGCTCACAATACTCCTATCGAGTTTTGATTGTACTCTCGTCAACAAGAATTCATTTTGCCGGAATAAGATATATTTGTAAAATAAGGGAAAAATGAATATATGTTGTGGTGCAAACCCGCAAAAAGTACATCAGTATGGAAGAAGGAAGAATTCATACTTACAGAATTGACTCTGATTCTCCTAAATTTATGGAGATGTTTTTATTTGTGCAAAGATGGAAATATAAAAAGGATGGTGATGGATTTAGACATGCAACAATATTGAGGTAATATCCTTTAACCGCAGGACCATATCAAGATATTCTTTCAGATATTTCTGATTTGATTGTGACCTTAGGTAGCAATCTATTACCTAAACGTGCCATATAATTCTTTGGAGCGTGGGATGATAAAGGATGGTTACATGGAATAGCCGCGGTAAGCAAGATTTTGATACCTCCTGGTTGTCCATATAAGGTCAGGACGGTGCTCACGGTCGACAGTCTTTGTGTAGGTCCTGGAAGATTTGTGGATGATGAACTTACACCACCAAAAGGTGTGGGATCATCCCTACTCAAACATATTGTATGTTGGGCTAATGAGCAAGATAAAATACGGACTATCATCCTGGATACCTCATCTCAAGCCAAACGTTTTTATCTGGAAAAAGGATTTGAAATACGCAAGGATTGGCAAAAATCCAGAGCTAGTGGTTGGATGGAACTACAGAGAGAAAAATGGGATAAAATCATTAATGTAGACAAATATAATCATGTAATGTCCGATGCGGCGCCAAATATGTCTGATGGTGAATGGAAGTCCTTGACCATGGAAGTGTATCCCCCAATAATGTCAAAGATATTATTATGCATAACACAGGGACATGGGACCAATCCCTTTATCAAGAAAATAATGACTTTACCTACTCTTTACGAAAAATGAATATTCACATAACGATTTCTTATCTTTTCCCATCTTTGTGAAAAGGTCCTGATGCGTTTTCAAGTTTGTTCTGACTACCACAATTCATCGAGTTGAAGCAACGTGTAGAACGCGGAGAAAATCTCTTAATTATCGAGGTAGACGGACCTCACGAGGAAAGCATGCCGTATTATCAAGAGAAATACGGTGTAGAAGACGACTTTATCACGAAACAAACCGTATTGGTAACTCCTAAGAATATGGATTTATTGTTAAACGACGCCAAACACCCATTCGGTCACGGATATTGCTTAGGAATGGCTTTGTTGGGTATAACTACTGAGTAGAAAGTAATAAATCGTATTTATAGGTTAAAATACGATTGTTTGGTGCATTATTGATACCAATTTCATTTTATAGTTTTTAAAAAATGTCTGAAAACTATGTTGGATTCTCTGAACGTGTTACTAAAACTGTAATAGTTAAGAGAAAGGGGACGAGAAAAGCGTGGACGAATAGAACTACAAAAACGACAGAAAATGGTGTAAAAAACATCAACAGGTATGTATTTTTTCTGAAAAAGCTGCCCGTTGTAAGCAAACTCGACGCGAAGACTATATAAGAAGTAAAGCAAAACGCAAAGAAAAAAGTGATGTAACTAGTAAAATATGTCGTGTGTGCAAAGAAAATAAATTAGCTACATGTTTCTATAAAGATCCAAACTGCAAAGATGGATTTTCAAGTATATGTAAACTGTGTAAAAAAGAGTATGATAGAAATAGGAACAATACATGGAGCGTTCTCATACGCGCACAATGGAGAGCTTCTTTAGTTGCGCATGGAAATAAAGATGAAATTAACCCGACCACCCATGAGGAATGTGAAAAACTTCTTCATGAACAGAATTATAAATGTAATCATTGTAAAGTACAACTTAAACCTATTCAGGGAACGCAAGTAAAATGTTCGTGGGAACGTGCTTCCTTAGATCGTATCAGTACAGATATTATTGGATATGGAAATGGAAATGCACAGTGGTTATGTGTAAGTTGTAATAAAGGAAAATGTACAATGCCAGATGAAATACATAAAGAAAAATTTGCATCTAGAGATAGAAAAATATGCAAATTAGAAGATGAAATCGATAAATTGAGGAAAGAACTTAATAAACTCAAGTTAAATAGTATAGAATAATCAATATATAAGTTAGACTTATATAATATTAGCACAGTTCTTAGCGTAAACGAAGAACAAGATGGAGTGTCTTTACTACCCATTCTTTCAAATGGGAATAGATCGTACCTTAAGCAAACTCAGAGTGGTTAAGTCATCATCGTTTACCGACAGCTTAGCGATCGTTGAGCCGGAACCATATCCTATCATAACGGACTTAGGTTCTCAGTGGCGGATTGTCCAATCTTTTACGTTTTTACCATTGGCTACGGTCATTACCCGTGTTCCTCTTTCAAGTTTCCTATCAGAGTGGTAGTAAAAGCTCTAAGGAGTTTCCCGCCTCCAGCATGTCTTGCCCTATGATAAATTATCAATAGGACTAGCACCTAAACTCTTTTCAAGGGTGCTTTTGAAAGCGCAAATTCACTTTCTTTTTGGATGTTGTAGTCTGACAACGTTCTATCATCTTCCAGTTGTTTTCCAGCGAAAATTAGACGCTGTTGATCTGGTGGGCACCAGAATCCCTATTCTTTCAAATAGGGTCGGACTGTACCTTAAGCAGGATCAGGGTGATTAGCCCATCCTATCCCACCGATACCCGTTCAGTCTCTGACGGCCTTCCATATGCTAATCAATCGACTCGTCACGAGTCTCAAGGACATAAAGTCCTAACACACTTAGGAAGTAACCATGCGGATTGTCAATTTCTTGATAATATTATCAATCATCATTCACGTTATTACCATACCCTCGGCAATTAACCTGGTGCTGCATTTGCAATTTCTTACAAACCGCGGTAGTGAATGCTTTACGAGTTTCCCGCAACGAGGTATCTCGCAACAAGTTAACAATTGATATCGTTAATCTTGTCACTAGCATCTGAGTTTAATGATTTAGGACTTCAAGTGTTTACCCGCGAACAGAGCCTAATATTCGCGGCACGATGCTTTTCGGAACCCCTTGATCCCTTCTTTGTCTTGAATTTTCTGCTTAACGTTGGTGATAGTGTCACCACTCTCTACTTCAAGCGTAATGGTTTTTCCTGTGAGCGTCTTTATAAAGATCTGAACCATCTTCCTTTAAACACGGAGAAAGAAAATTAATTGAAATCAATTTTCTTGCACGTATTTGTCGAAATTTAGCGATGGCTACCAAAGTGTGCACAAAATGTAAAATGGAAAAATCTCTGAATCAATTTGGAAGACACAGAGGACATAAAGATGGATTAAATACTCAATGTAAAAAGTGCGTTAATCAAGGGTCAAAGCAATATTATAAAAGAAATAGAGATTATTACAAGCAAAAAAGGCAAGAATTTAAGGAGGAAAACCCTCGGTATTGTTTGAAATACCGAGAAGAAAATGCTGAAAAGGAAAGAGAACGATTACAAACATATTATCAGAATAACAAGGAAAGAGTTAAAACTCAAGTAAAAGAATATAGGAAAAATAACCCTGAATATTGGGAAAAACAAAGCTTGTATAAAAAGAAAAACGCTTTGCAATATAAATTATACAGCTGTAAAGCTACAGATAAAAGGGGTAATAGAGAATTTAATATTGATAAAGCTTATATCATCCAATTAGCTAAACATCAAAATGGAAGGAATCTGTTTACGGGAACCCCAATTCAATGGATTATAGAAACAGGGAAAGCTAAAAGGACTGGGGCACACCGATCTTCAAGCATAGACCGTATCAATTCATCAAAAGGACACGTTAAAGAAAATGTACAAATTGTGGAACTCTGGGTCAATAGATTAAAACTCGACTATCCAACCAGAATGTTCCAAAGAACTATAAAGAAGATATTAAATGCGGACTCAGACACTCACACTCACCACACAGATTATAAGCGCAAGAAAGTGAAGCGATTCCTATGGAATACACGCCATAATACATTGAAAAGACATCAACGTATGTCTGGTGGATCTAAATTGGATTTTACTGTAGAAGATATGTTGAAACTATGGGAAAAACAAAAAGAAAGATGCGCTATTAGTGGAATGCATGTAAATTTATACCCGAATAACCCGTTTGGATTGAGTATTGATCGAATAGATCCTGAAAAACCTTATTATTTAGAAAATATCCATATAGTTGCGTGGTGTATAAATAGCGCTCGCTCTAATATGTCTCTTGATGAGTTTCGTTTAGCATTGGACACATTAAAAGCCTATCAATCTAAAGAAATATGTCTATCCGATATACCCAATTTATTTTCCTAAATTCTCATCTTTTATGGTTTACATAAAAGATGATATACGACTCGGTATATGTGGGTATCGTATTAGCGTTTTTCGTTGCGGTGATCGTAACCTTTATTTACACTACATCTCGTCAAGCATTTCGTAAAGTTTGTGATGAAAACTTGAGAATTATTTTACCAATTATGACGTTATCTTCGGTATTGTTCGCGTTATTAGCCACATTTACCATCTCGAATTTGTGGACGAGATATCAAGATATTCGTAAACATCTAGTTACACAACTCAATAAACTCAGGATGCTTTACAGAGCACTCAAATCGATGCCTAAAACAGAACAGATTCGGCGCGATCTGAAAGCGTATGCTAATTCATTAGCGACTACAGAATTGAAGGCGCTTGCTAAGGAAAAATACAGCAATTATACTGAGATATTGTATGACCAATTGATAGACGATATAATGATATACACCAATACACATTTTCCTAACAACCGGTTTGTCATTTTCGGCAACTTTCATGTAGGAGAATCCGGGGAACAACTCTTAACTTCAGAAATTAATCATGCCTTATATTTTGTGATTTTACTTAGTGCTATATTGACTTTGGGTGCGTTTTGGTTCTTGAATATTGTAGATTACGAAGTACAATTCTTTGTTGATTTATTTGTCATCACCATTGTAACATTTGTTTTGTATCTCATTCACGAACTTATAAATCCGTTTGCTAGTGATTTACTTAAAGGATCGTTCACATGTATCTACACTGAGTTTTTGAATGTGTTAGATAAAGAGTTGCCAGATAATTAATTACAGTTAAAATTAAACATATCAAAATTAGAAAATAGATAAGTAAAAAAAATGGGACGCAAGAAATGTAAATGTTGCAGAGTTCCACCCGGAATAAGAGGTAATACAGGTCCAACAGGAAATACTGGACCAACTGGAAGTACTGGACCAACAGGACCTGCGGGAACAGCCACTAATACTGGAGCTACAGGACCAACAGGAAGTACAGGACCAACTGGAAGTACTGGAAGTACAGGTCCAACTGGAAATACTGGACCAACTGGAAATACTGGAAGTACAGGTCCAACAGGAAGTACAGGAAGTACTGGAAGTACGGGTCCAACAGGAAGTACTGGAAATACAGGTCCAACAGGAAGTACTGGAAGTACAGGTCCAACAGGAAGTACTGGAAGTACAGGTCCAACAGGAAGTACTGGAAGTACAGGTCCAACAGGAAGTACTGGAAGTACAGGTCCAACAGGAAGTACTGGAAATACAGGTCCAACAGGAAGTACTGGAAGTACAGGTCCAACAGGAAGTACTGGAAGTACAGGTCCAACAGGAAGTACTGGAAGTACAGGAGCTACAGGAAGTACGGGAGCTACAGGACCAACAGGAAATACTGGACCAACTGGAAGTACTGGACCAACAGGACCTGCGGGAACAGCCACTAATACTGGAGCTACAGGACCAACAGGAAATACTGGACCAACTGGAAGTACTGGACCAACAGGACCTGCGGGAACAGCCACTAATACTGGAGCTACAGGACCAACAGGAAGTACAGGACCAACTGGAAGTACTGGAAGTACAGGTCCAACTGGAAATACTGGACCAACTGGAAATACTGGAAGTACAGGTCCAACAGGAAGTACAGGAAGTACTGGAAGTACGGGTCCAACAGGAAGTACTGGAAATACAGGTCCAACAGGAAGTACTGGAAGTACAGGTCCAACAGGAAGTACTGGAAGTACAGGTCCAACAGGAAGTACTGGAAGTACAGGTCCAACAGGAAGTACTGGAAGTACAGGTCCAACAGGAAGTACTGGAAGTACAGGTCCAACAGGAAGTACTGGAAGTACAGGTCCAACAGGAAGTACTGGAAATACAGGTCCAACAGGAAGTACTGGAAGTACAGGTCCAACAGGAAGTACTGGAAGTA